AGGAGATACGCCACGCCACTGAGCTTTTACTCGGTCCACACTTCCTAAAGTCGTGTGGAGCCGGCTGCCTGCAAACCGAAACAACAGCCGCGCCGGATGCGTGGCACCAGGCACAGTCCCCCCTGAAAGGTGGCCGCCGGTGACTGCCGGCGGCCGAAAGTCCAGGGAGGAAACGCACACGACTTAACGATTGCTTAACCAAAAAAAGTGGACGCTGGCTGCCTATGAGTTGCCAGCGTGGCTGGCAATATTTGTTGGAACAGCGGGCGCACAGGTGCTTGGCGCCTCAGCGTCACGCCTGCGCATGTACTCGCGGATTTTATCAAGGCGTCGTGTTGTGAGTGATTTTTCCCTGCGAATGCGGCCAACCATGTGGTTGTCGCGGGCAACCTCGCGGCCAAACGCCGTCTCCGACATTCCGTGCCGTTGGCAAAAATTCTCGATCTCTTTGAGCAGTTTTGCGGCTGTGTTCATGGGTTTGATCATCCCCGACAACCAATCAACTCGCAGCGCGGTGCGGTTCGCCGCAGTGCTCGGCGGCCGCATCGGTTACAAAATCGTCAGCGCACACAGCCCCGCCAGTCACCTCTGAGATGCGCGCCAAAACGCCTCTACGCGGCATACGGCCAGCGGCCGCGTAGCGCGTCACGGAGCTGCGATCTGCCCCGATGAGTTTGGCGAACTCCGCGTGGTACATTCGTTTTCTGTCGAGCCATTCCTGCAGTTTCGTCATCGCGAATCCTCCGCCGGACCATTGGTGCCTATTCGTCACCATTTGTCAACACGGCTCTTGGTGACATTGTGGGGCTATCTAAGATAGGGTGGGATTCTGATACTCGCGCTCATGAGACAGATTCGCCTCAGAGAGACGCGGAAAGAACTTGGACTTAGCGTGCGTGCGCTGGCCGAGCTGGTCGACGTCGACCACTCCACAATCTCGCGCATCGAAAGCGGTGAACGGGGACTTTCTGTCGACATGGCTGAGAAACTTGGGCAGGCCCTCAACAAATCAGCAAGCTACCTGCTTGGCATTGGTGAAGTAGAGGGGCCGTCAGAAAAATCGGGATTTTCGGAAGATGCGGAACCATACAACTGGAGTTGAGCGGCGGACGTTCCGATCACGCTCAAGCGCGGCGCGAAGGATAATGTATTTTCGTATTCGGTGAAGTCGTCGGTTCTTGACTGCCTGGACTACAAGCCTGGAGATATACTCTTTATCGACATTGGGCAGGCTGCGGTAAACGAGCTTAAGCCAGGGCAGTGCGTGCTGGCTCAATACTATTCAGGCATGGCCGCAACAACGATTTTGCGCCAGTTCATCTCGCCGTCGCTTCTGATCACGAATAGCCGGAGGGAGAATTTCGTCCCGTTGAATCTGGATGTCGACGACGTGGCCATAAAAGGTGTGGTAGTTGGTCAATACACCCCGCGCAATACCTAGCTGGGCGGGCGGTTTGTGGCATCAATGCCGCATGCCGCAATAGCTTCTTCGATTTGCCTCTTCGAGCCAGAAACGCCAAAGTTTTTCGGGTGGAGAACCTGCCCAACCATCGTCACTGCGACCGATACGCGACGCCGCGCAGCACCAACTGCCTGCGCCACCTTTATGGCATCCTCGCCGGACGCTGACAGGCGCAACAGCGATGCTGACTCAATTTTTACGGTGTCGACCGAAGCAGGCACGTCGAACCGTTCGCCGTCATCGATAATCACAGCGATTTCCGGAGACAGTTGGGACATGACCGCCGCAGAACCGGCGTCGATTTCTTCCGCCGTAATAAACAATATCTTCGCACTCTGAAGATCAGGCCCAGCGCACGCGAAACCGAATCCATATGACGGGGCGGCGGCCGTAAACACCCAACGCGACTTAGTTTTCTCAAAAGGATTATCGTCCTTTTGGGTCATCCACTGGGCGGACGCGTTTCCCGCACCAGTCAAAAATGCCAAAGCCGCCAGCGCACCCAATCTCATTGCTACCCCCCCCGCATAAAAGCTCTGCCCGCAGGTTAGCACACGCGACAGCGGATGGGAGTCCATTTTTGGCCGGCACCCCTTGACTTATTGGTGACAATTAGTCACCTTTGATTGGTGCTGATTTGGCACATCTCGTCAGTCGCGTCCGCGTTGCCCGCTTCCATCGAACCCTTCCGAGACAAGGACTGCAGACCATGACAATGAACCCAAAAGCCGCCGCACTCTCAGCCATGCTCAAGGACTGCACGCCGGCCGATCTTATCAACGTCATCGCCATGGCTTGCGATGAACTCGATGGCCGCGAAGTGGCGCGCGCAGTATGCGAGCACACCGGCAGAATTGGCCTCGAGTGCGATGATCTCGAAAGCATCATTGAAGCTGTCAATGCAACACCAGCCGAAATCACCGGCGCTGAAGCGCAAGGCGTGACGGCATGAGCAGGCCAGAGGCCACAAAACTGGTTGAGCAGATCCGCGCGGCGTCAGAGGCGCTGCGCGGCATCGGCTGCACCGAACCCCTGCGCGATGTGCTCGAGCAGGAAATCGCAGCCCTCGATCGGCCGGCCGGCAGGGAGCTGCCGCCGGCTTTCACGATCCAGCGCACCATCGACGCCCAGCTTGCGGCCTGGCCTGAAACCAAGCCCGACTCGATCGTTTATGGATTGGTCCGCGCGCTCGGCAATTTCATCGCATCGCGGTGGGAAGGCGAGGCCGCCTTGCACCAAGCCAAGGTCGCGGGTGGCGCCATCGAGCGCAACGTCAAGCGCTTGTGCGCGGCGGCAACTGAGGAGGTGCACTAATGGGCACGGCAGCCGATCGCAATGAGTGGACGTGCGCAGGCTTTGACGCATTGCGAGCTGGCCAGAGCATGGCCAGCTGCAAACACCCTGAGGGCAGCGAGGCGCGGCGTGAGTGGCTCAGCGGTTGGGAAACAGCAGCCCTTGGTGCGGCCCGTGACGCGGCGCAATCGGCAACGATCGTGGCGGCCATGCCTTACATTATCGAGGCGCTCGATCAGGGTGCCTTTTTGGCCCGCATGCTACAGAGCAAAAAACTAACGCCAAGAGATCGGCAGAACATGGTGGCGGCAGTGCATGCCTTGCAGGCAGCGCGCTCGAAGGTCACCAGCTGAGATGGCCGGCGTTGAAGAGAGCACGGCGCAGGGCGGCGCTGAGTGCGGGGTTGTAAACTCTTCAGCGCCGGTCATTCCCGTCAGCGAACAACTGGCCTGCGTGGCCCGCGAGATCGCGATGCGCGAGCGCGTTTATCCAAACCTGATCAATTCCAAGCGCATGACGGCCGGCAAGGCTGAGGCCGAACTCGCGGCGATGCGCGCCGTGCAGCGCACGCTGCAATGGCTGCAGGCCAACGAGACGCGCATCAAATCCAAGGTTGAAATCATCACGCGCGTTGAGAGTGAGGCCGCGTTTAGGGCAGCCCTCGAGGCCTTCCCTGAGGCTCAATTGACCCACGTCACCGAAACGGGAGAGCAGCCAGATGACCAAGAATGAAGCCGAAACCATCGAGAGCCAAAAAGTGCGCGAGGTGCCGTTTGCCGATCTCATTGCCCCCGATGAGATCAACGCGCGTGGCGGCGGCTCGAGCCGCAAGAGCATCCAAGGCCTAGCTGCCGCAATCGAGGCCAAAGGTATCATCATCCCGCTGGTGGTGCGGCCGGCCGATGGCGGCAAATTCGAGGTGGCCGATGGCCGCCGGCGCTTCAAGGCCATGCAGCTGTTGGTGCGCGAAAAAAAGATGAAGAAAAAAGACTTGGTGCCGGTGATCGTGCGCAACGAAGATGACATGGAAGCGCTCGAAACCTCGCTGATGGCCAACACCGAGTGCGAAGATATGCACCCGGTCGAGCAACACGCAACTTTCGCGCGCCTCATCGAGCGCGGCCGCACAGAGGCCGACATTGCCGCCACCTATTGCCTCGATCCGCGCACCGTCAAGCAGCGCCTCGCACTCGGCAAGCTGGCCCCCGCCATTCGCCAGGCCTGGCAGGCCGGCAAGATTGACGCTGAGGCGGCCCAGGCCTTCACCATGCACGACAACCATGAGGTGCAGGTTGCCGCCTTCGATCGGCTCAAGAAAGCCAGGGTGCACATCGACCGAAGCAGCATCCGGCGCGAACTGGCGAGCGAACGGCTGCCGGTTTCAGACGTGCCGCCGGCCGTGCTCGAAAAATATCTCAGCGCCGGCGGCACCATCACGGAGTCGCTCTTCGATGATGAGCGCTTTGTCGATGACGGCGCGCTCATCCGCAAGCTGCGCCTCGAGGCAAACCAACAGCGGATCGCTGAGGCGCAGGCCTGGCTCGAGGGTCAGGGTTGGGGTTGGGTGGCTGCGGCCACCGATCTGCCAACCGAGTGGCGCTGGCAATGGGAACGCATCAGGGTTGAGTTTTCGTTTTCGGCCGAAGAGCTCGAGGCCCAGCGCCAGATCGAGGCGCAGATTGAGACGGCGGAAAACCACGCGGCGGCGGAAGAGCTCGAGGCCAAACTTGCGCAGTTGGAACTGCAGGCCGAAATTGACCAATTCACACCTCAGATGCGGGCGCGCTCTGGCGCCGTCATCGATGTCCAAGCCTGGAACGGCCAAGTCAGCATCGCAATCGGCCTGGTGCGGCCCAGCGCCGATGGCACCGCCGATCTCGAAAGCGCCATTGATGCCAGAAGGGTCGCAGTTGAGACGGCCGCCGGCACGCCGGTTGTCGATGGCGATGAGGACGTCGACGGGATTGAGCCCGTCGCAACCGCTGAGCCGGAAACCGGCCCGCTGATTTCCACCGCTCTGCTCAGGGACATAACGGCCGCGCAAACCGATGCGGCGCGCGCGGCCCTGGTGGCCGGCAACCACCAACTGGCCCTCAGAGTAGCCGTGGCGGCCCTGCACGCGCCCACCTACTCATCCCCCGCGAAACTGACGATAACCCATGAGGCGGCAGACCGTCGCCATGGCGGCGGTGATTTTCACCAGGTGCTGGCAAGCGTTGCGGCCAAGCCCATCGCTGAGCTGCTCGAGCTCTTCGCCGGCCTCGTTGGCGAGTCGCTCAACCTCGAGGCGTTGAGCAACCAGTCGCCGCGTCACCCGGCTGAAGCCTTCGTTGCGGCGCTCGATGGCGAGCACTACTTGCGCGAGATGCGCGAGCGCTTTGCGGTTGACGATTACTTCAAGCGCGCCGGCCGGGATCTAATCTTCAACGCCATTGGCGAAATGGAAGAGGCTGGCATCACCGGTCCAATTCCAGATGATGCGATCGACTGGAAAAAAACGGCTCTTGGCGAATTTGCCGCCAAGCACGCGCGCAGCTGCGGCTGGCTGCCGGCGGAGCTGCGGCACCCGGCCTATGAGCTGCATGTCAAAGAGCAACGCCGCACCGGCAAGGATGCGGCAGCTGAGCAGTCCGGCGAGGTGGCGGCATGAGCGTTTACCGCAAGGCTGACGGCACTGAGATCCTTGTTTGCGACGAATGCGGCAGGTCCGAAGATGGCACGCCAGTTGACAGCACTACGACCAAAATCGACTTCACGGCCGAAATGCTGGCCGCTGGCTTTCCTCACGGCACTGAGCTGTCGGTGACGGACACATGCCCGGCGTGCAGCAAAGACCAGGCCAGGAGGCAAGAATGACTCGCATCGAGCCTGAGGGCTTTGACGTCGCTGCGGCTCACTACTCGCTGCAGGAGCGGCTGCCCATGTGGGTGCTCTACAGCACGCCCACCGACTACCCTGAGAGTTGCGTGGCCAGGCTGTGGGTTTCACTGCCAACGCCGGCACCGACAACGGTGGCCATCGTGGCGCCAACGGCTGAAGAGGTGCGGGCGCAATTGCCAGCCGGCCTGGTGCGCCTCGAACGCCGGCCGGAAGATGAACCGCAAATCAGCGAGGTGTGGCTATGAGCGATCGGGAAATCACCGATGCGGTGAAGGCGCGCTTATTGCGCGAAGCTGAGCAGGAAACGTTTCTTGCGATTGCCTGCGTACCCAACAATGCCGGCATGCTGGTGCTGGTCAGAGTGCTGGTCAAGCTGATGGTGCGCGTGGCGTGCCGAAAGAACCCGCACGAGGTGCTCGATCTGGTGCGCACTGCGATCGGCGCCGCTTTCGTTCATGAGTTTGGTGAGCAAATGCGCCGACAAGGCGAGCGCAGAAAAAAGATGAACTGAAGGCCAGAGAGCGGAGGCATAGATCATGACACATCGGCGCATGTCGCTGCCGCCCAACCTGCCGCCCCTTGGGCTGTCGCGCGAGGAGTCTGCAGAATA